TGTCTGTGCCCCCCTTTCATGTGACGAAGATCACCCCCATTTTCGTCAAATAGTGGTACGTATCACAACATATTGCTTGACAACGTAAGTCACCTGTGGTAGGTCGGCGGTAGGGCATATTAATAAGCGGTCCTATTGTCAGTACAATAGGGCCGCTTATGTTAGGACATTTGTTTGTGTGGTCTAGTTCACGTGCGGATAACTTGACTGCCGAAGAACTAGGGTGCATTATTAATACATGAACGGGGCGGCGATGGGCCGCTGTGAATGGAAGGAACTGAGATGAAAGAGATTACAATTCTCCCAGATGAACAGTATGGGGGACATTGGATCGAAACGGACACGAAGACTTATTATTTTTCACAGGGCACCACTCTCACTCAGGTGTTTGATATGATGTCAGAGGATGAGGATAATGTGGGAAAATATTAACGGGGAATACATTTGGATCGACAAGGAAATGGGCTGGGAAGAGCATGAACGATACAATTCTGTTGGCAATGATCAAGTTTGTTCTTGTGGTGACGTGCGGTGTCATGGTGATCGGCTTACTGCGGGCGGGGTTGCTGTCGGTGTTGCTGGGGGTATGATTGCTGCTAAGGCGATGTCTAGGGTTGGGAGTTGGTTGATGTGGATTGCGGGTCTCGCTTTTATTGCAATGGTGATATTGTGAGTGTCCCTAATGGTTTTAGGGTTAGGCGATATGACAACAAGTTAAATTACCGAACACACAATGTTCTGCGGTATCCCACAAAATATAGAGATTCGTTCTTTTTCTGCATGATGCGTTCTACAGAAAAGGTTTGGGTACGCATAACAGAGTCTGAGATCGTTGCAATGAATGACCGCTTAGGAAATCCTAAGTATATGCATTTTCCATTAACAACGCCAATTGAAAACATTGTGTGTGAAATGCTTACCAAGAGAGACGCTCTAGTGGTCCTTGATGACAATCCCGAAAGTTTTGAGCAACCCCTATTTTAGATTCCCGGCTGGGCGGGTAATACCAGAACTGAATAGAACCGAAAGTAGCCATACGAAAGGAAAAGATCATGGCTGTTGTTTACTCCTCTCTCTCTGACGACTTTGCTGGCAAGAAGGCTTTCTTCACGGCTCAGAATTCTGCTGTTTCTTTCAAGGAACTGCGTGGCAAGAAGATTGAGATTAAGGACATTGTGATTACTGAGGATGACGTGGTTGACACGGATACTGGTGAGGTTGAGACTCGCCGGGCTATCACGGTGATCGACAAGGATGGAAACGCCTATGGGACTTCGTCTCAGACGGTGGTTGCTCAGATTCAGCGGCTTGTGGATATTCTGGGTGACGTTAAGTCGTGGCCGGAGCCGGTGGCTGTTGAGATTGGGTCGGCGAAGTCTGGGCGTGGTCGTGAGTACACGACTGTGACGCTGGCCTGACGGACGCTGTAGGATACTAGTTGCCCCCTGTCCCCTTAGGGGGCAGGGGGTGATTGGTTTGGTTAAGTCTCATTGGGGCAAGCATTATCGGTCGTTTAAGCGTGGCGCTAAGCATGTTCGGAATACTGCTACTGAGATTCGGGATTTTGTTGGTGGGCTTGATTTTAGCCCCCTGCCGGATACTTTGTCTGAGGAACAGGGCAGTGTTAAGGTCAAGTCGGCTAAGGCGAGCGCACGGGAACAGCGGCGTTCCGATTTGGATAGGGCGCGAGATTTGTTGCAGGTTGAGCGTGATCGCGCTGTGCGTAAGATGTATAAGATGGCGACTAGTGACGATGGTGCGGATATTCGTGGGACGAAGTATGATCCTTTAGGTAAATCGGCTGTAGGTAAGGTGACTTTGAAGAATGCGGCGCGAGAACTTGAGCGTCTTAGTGAGTTCAATAATTCTGATAGTGTTTGGTATTATTCTGACCGTAAAGGTAATCCCATTTCTGCTAAAGACGTTCGTCGTTATCGTGATGCTGTTCGTCGCTATAATGAGGATATTGACGCTTATGAACGCAGTGTAGCGGGAACTAAATTGCCCTACATGGGCGATGTTACCGTGGGCGATTGGATTAGAGATTTTAGACCATCTAGATCTTATTTGCCTGGCGGTTCACATTATGCGCTTGAGAGAATGAATCCTAATAAGCGTACCGTGAATTTTGAGTCTGCCGAAGCAATGCGTGAGAAAACGAACGTTGTTTTGGATAGCCTTAGCAAGGCGGCAAAGCAAGAGAAATTGACAGCCGCTAAACAACAGATTGCTGCAATGCTTGACGTTATTGGTGACCCGGAACTATTCGATATTCTCACCGACATTCCCGATGACGTATTATGGCTGATGTGGACAGTTAACGGCGACTTTGCTAATCAATTGTCTCTCATGTATGAGGCAGCGAAAGAAGGATATTTTGACAGAAAACGGGCTGGTTATGATCTTTGGTACGATGACGTAGAAGAAGCCGATTCTAGCATCAAATCCCTACTTAAAGAGATAAAGCAAGTTAAGATCAAACCGGAGGATGATTTTAGTGGTTCGCCAATCAACAAGCGCAAGTCCCGCAAGGGCCGGCGCTAGGCGTAGCCATAAGAAAATTCCTTCGTTTTGCGCCGATTTTGAGACGACTACGGTTGAGGATGATTGCCGTGTGTGGTCTTGGGGGATTATTCAGGTTGGAAAACTTCAGAATTATGTTGATGGAATTACACTTGACGGGTTTATGTCACATATTTCTGAACGCGCAGCACACATTTATTTCCACAACCTAGCATTCGATGGCACATTTATTTTAGATTGGCTACTGAAGCACGATTATAAATGGGTGAAAGAAAATCCGGGCGTCAAGGAATTTACTTCTTTGATTTCAAGGATGGGTAAGTATTATTCGATCACAGTTGTTTTTGAGACGGGCTATAGGGTTGAATTCAGAGATTCGTTCAAGAAATTGCCAATGTCGGTCAGCGCAATCGCTAAAGCGTTTAATTTGCATGACCAGAAACTTGAGATTGATTATGAAAAGTTTAGGCCAATAGGCTACATCCCCACAGAACAAGAAAAGCGATATCAGCGAAATGACGTAGCGATTGTTGCTCAAGCGCTCGAAGTTCAGTTTGAAGAGAAGATGACTAAACTAACGGCGGGTAGCGACTCACTTGCAACATATAAGAAGATGACCGGGAAACTGTTTATTCGGCGATTCCCAATTCTTTCACCTGAAATTGACACTGAGATACGGAAAGCATATCGCGGGGGATTTACTTATGCCGACCCTAGATACTCAAAGAAATTGAATGGCGCAGGGAGCGTGTATGACGTTAATTCGCTTTATCCCTCGGTAATGCGAACGGCACTACTCCCTTATGGTGATCCGATCTACTCAGACGGCGCGCCAAGAACCAACCGCCCTCTCTACATTGCTTCAATTACGTTTACAGCAAAATTAAGGCCTAATCACATTCCTTGCATTCAGATTAAAAAGAATCTTTCATTTAACCCAACACAATACCTAGAAGAAGTAAAAGAACCCACAACAGTGGTGGCAACAAACATTGATATTGAGTTGTGGAAAAAGCATTACGATTTTAAAATCTATTCATGGAACGGAACGTTTGAATTTCGCGGATCACACGGATTTTTCGATAATTATGTTGACCATTTTATGGAAATTAAAAAGAATAGTACTGGCGGGCTAAGGCAAATTGCTAAACTACACCTAAACAGTTTATATGGAAAGTTCGCAACTAATCCCGACATTACCGGAAAACACCCCACCTTGAAAGATAATCGTGTATCACTGGTAATGAATGAACCTGAAATGAGGGACCCCGTTTATACGCCAATGGGTGTGTTTATTACTGCGTACGCACGGAAGAAAACGATTAGTGCAGCACAAGATAATTATGATACATTCGCATACGCTGATACCGACTCTCTACATCTCATTGGCCCTACCACTCCCCCGGAATCGCTATGGGTCGATCCGGTAGAACTGGGAGCCTGGAAGCATGAGAGTTGTTTCACAAAGTCGGTTTACATTCGAGCAAAACAATATGCGGAGGAAATTGATGGTAAACTTGACGTACACATCGCGGGGATGCCCCGCAACGTAGCCGCAACATTGACTTTAGATGACATGTTGCGTGGCGGCACCTGGAATGGTAAACTGATTCCTGTAAGAGTCCCGGGGGGAACAGTCCTCCGAGACACAACATTCACATTGAAGATTGATTAAGGTTGGTAATCATGGCACGTCCTGTTTCTAGTCACAGCACTGTTAAGTTCCGTCTCCCTAAGTCCGTTCAGGCGGACCTGACTGAGGCTCACTGGCTTCTGCGCAAGGATGAGTCGGATATTGTCACTGAGGCCGTTATCGAGTATCTGGCGAAGAATGCTCCCAAGTCCGGCAAGTAATTTCCGACTAATTGCTGGGAAGCAACCTAATGAACTGGGCCCGGCTTAGTTGGGTAGCAGCCCTCGGGATTGCTTTCGGATGATTGGGTATTTATGGTAGGCTAGGAACGTAGGTTCCTAGCCTACCGTTTTAGGAGGAATTATGGCACTATCTGATGCCGAAAAGAATGCACTTAAGGGATTGAATCCCGATGGTTCCCCGATGAATGAGGAACAGCGCAAGGCGAATAAGGCGAAGGTCGACGCCAAGAATGCCGAGTCCATTAAGCAGGACAAGGCCGAGCACGGCGGACGTTCGCTTACCGAGCGGCGTACTGAGGGCGACCCGCAACAGTCCATGGATGACGCCCAGGCGCGCAATAAGGCGGCCAATAACCTCACGCCACAACAGCGCGAGGAATCCGGCATGACCGGCAATGACGTCTTTGATCCGGGCGACAGTGATGGTGACAAGAAGGCCGTCTCCCCCGACGATGGAAACATGCTCGAGGGAGCCCCGAAAGACCCCGCCGACGTCGACCATTTCAAGGACACCAAGGCGGCTTGGAAACATCTCACGGACGTGTTCGGGGAAAAGGTTTCTGCATTGCAGGCGGAACTTGAGAATCGTCTTGGTGACCAACTTACTCCTACTGAGCGCGAGACGGGTAATCCGTTCGCTGGGGACGATGTTCCGAAGTCTAAGGAGATGACGCTTGACGATGTGAAACAGGCGGCGGAGAGCACGAAGGATGACGCCAAGGCGGTCCTCAAGGGTGTTGGCGACGTTGGCGGTGCCGCCCTTGATCTCGGGGGAGCGGCCGCTAAGGATGCCGGGAATGCTATAGTTGACGGTATGGGGATTGACAGGAAAGCCGCGGCGAGTACTGGAAAGACTCTTGCAGGACTTTCGGGATTGTTTTCTAGTAGCGATTCCGGGAATGACAAGGTTCCCGATTCCAATTGGAAACCTAAGTCGATTAGCGAACTATTTAAGGGGAATTGATTATGCCACAGTTGCGTGACGACACTTCAAACATTGATATTCTTAACGCTATTCGTAGCGATGCGCGATATGATTATCAGAACATGGTTCCCGAGGCTACTAAGGCGAACATTCAGGAAACCATTGCGGGAATCATGTCTGATAACATTACTCGCAACGAATTCATGTCATCGCTGGTTAACCGAATTGGTTCCACGATTGTTCGCGATATTTCGTGGAAGAACCCGCTCGCTGTTTTCAAGCAGGGCATGATGAACTTCGGCGACACTATCGAGGAAGTTCACCTTGACTTTATCAAGCCCACCATTTATGAGGAGCAGCGCGACTACCTCGAGCGTGACGTGTTCGGCCAGGCCCCGCCGCCGTCCAAGAGCGCGTTCCACACGATTAACCGCAAGGAGAAGTTCAAGATCACGGTTAACCGCGACGTGCTTCGTAGGGCTTTCCTTTCGGATAACGGTCTCTCTGAGATGATTTCTCAGATTATGGCCGTGGCCGCCTCATCTGACCAGTGGTCTGAGTTCCTTAGTATGACTAAGTTGTTTAAGACCTTTGATGATAAGTTCGGATTCTATCGGATGCAGATTTCCGATATGAATTCGTTCGAGCCGGATAAGGCTAAGGTTGACGCTGCACTTAAGGCGCTTAGGGTTGCTGCAAATAAGATGCAGTACCCGACGCCTGCGTTTAACTCGGCGGCGGTCCACTCGTTCGCTCGGCCTGAGGACTTGGTGCTTATTGCTACGCCTGAGTTTAAGGCGAACGTTGACGTGACGTCCCTGTCCGCGGCGTTTAACCGCAGTGATGCTGAGGCGCCGTCTCACATCATCACAGTTCCGGGTGAGGCGCTGGGGATGGCTGACACGTCGGCTATTCTGACTAGTAAGCAGTTCTTCGTGATTAAGGACATTCTGCTTGAGAACCGGAGCATTTCTAACCCCGAGGGTCTGTATGATAATTTCTGGCTGCATCACTGGTCGGTTATGAGCGCCTCGCCGTTTACCCCGGCTATCGCGTTCGGCACTAAGCCGAATACGGTTGTGGTGACGCCTAAGGCCGAGACTAATGCTGCGATTACCACGCTACTTTTGAGTAGGCCGGATGGTACTCAGTCGACGATTATGCCTCCTGGGGCGGTTCGTCAGGCGTCTATTCAGTGGAAGACGGTGCCTGCTAATAAGGGTTATGCCACTGACTGGTATCTCAAGAATGCTAAGTCTAAGGGCACCAAGATTTCCAACGATGGCGTTCTTACTATCGGGCCCGATGAGCCCGAGGCGTTCCTTACTCTCGGCGTGAATGTTGACACTAAGGGCGAGGATGGCAATAAGCCCCTGAACAAGGAGATCAGTATTCAGGTTAAGAAGTAATACCTGAATCAACACAGAACCGGGCGTCCAATGGGCGCCCGGTTCTGCTATGCTTGGACTTGAAGGAGGACGATATGTCAGAGATTTATGCTATGCCACCTGAGACTCGTGCAGGTTTGTCGTTTGATTATTCTGTGTGGTCTGCCGGTAGCGTTATTACGATGGTTAATGTGCCTTTCGATAACACGTATCGGGATATTGTTGACTGGAAATCGTATGGGCACACACCTTACGCCTATGTTAAGTCTTTTAATAACCTGCATAAGGTTGAGATTAGTCAGATGACTTATCTTGCGCAGGGTAAGCCGATTCGTATTCCGACGCCTTTCACTAAGGCGAATCAGTACAATTATGTGATGGTTGAGAATCCGGGACGCCCGGTTAATAACATTGGTTTTGAGGGGTATACGCCTAGCGTGTTTTTCTACTTCATTACCAGCATTGATTACATTGCACCGAACACCACGCAGTTGACACTTCAACTCGATGTTTGGACCACATATTATCAGCGCATTAACTTTGGGCGCAGTTATCTCGAGCGTGGGCACATGGGAATTGCTGCAACCGATTCTTTCGACAACTATGGAAAGAACTGGTTGACCCAGCCTGAGGGTCTAGACATGGGGTCTGAGCACCAAATTATTCGAACCTACCGGCGCATGCTTGCGGATATCACAAATAATGACTATAGCGTCATTGTTACGTCGACTGTTAACCTTGACGTCGAAAATGGATATGGTGATGCAAATAATCCCCGCGTTTCAATGGCTGACCCTAGCAACGCTGAGGGGTTACCCAATGGAGTTGAGATATATGTTTGTACATACAAAGATTTCCGCCAAGGAATGTTGGGTTTAAAAAATTATCCATGGATCGCGCAAGGGATTGGGTCAATCACGATTGTCCCCAAAGATATTGTTGACTTTGGTGGAACTAAAGTTGACGTCGGGAAAGACAGTGGCACAGGTAAGTGGACGTGGCTAACCAATCATAGTGTATATATTAACCGAAACTATTCACTTACTGACGCCAGTTTTAGGAACGAATTTCTTTCACTACTTCCCAAGGAATATCAGGAACTTAAGAAATTTGTGACGTCACCATATTGCATTGTTGAGTTAACAACGTACTCTGGCAACCCTGTTGAATTTAGACCCGAATCTATTCGTACGGCAGGAATTAATATTAATCAGTATGCACATGTTGCCCCGCCCAATCCTTCATTATTCTTAACAATTCGAGACTACAACACAATCACAGAATCTGTGATTGTTGAGCGTCGCGCTGGCAAGGTGACTAATGAGTATGGTGAGGGTTGGGATATGTGTACTGGTTATACATCGCTTCCAACATTCTCGGCAGTTAACAATTCTGCACTAAATGCGCTTGCTTCGTCAGCACATACTGCCGCGGCTCAGGTGAATAACGCGAAGTGGCAGCAGCAGCGCGCTCAGCGCGCCGCGACGGCGGCGCGGGACGTTGCTAATGCGGGTATTGCTGCAACTCAGGCTGGGGCAGAGAATTCCATGTGGGGTAATTCTGCTATGGCGGACTCTCAGTCTCGTTACAATAACATGCGGGCTACTGTGCAAGCCACCCAGGGCGCTATGACGGCACTTGGCGGCGTTATGGGGCTGAATGGTTCGGCGGCCGGTGCTGGTATTGGGCAGGCGGCTACGGCTAGTGTTTCTGCGATGATTAATAATTCTCAGGCACAGTCGACGGCGAATATTCAGAATCAGTTGGCTAGTGGTGCTTCGCAGATTTCTCAGCAGCAGCAGAGGACCGTGCGTGACACTAACTATGAACTGGCACAGTTTGCGGCCAATGGGGACTATGAGGCAGCCATCGCATCGATTAATGGTCAGCGTCAGGACATGCAGGTTATTCCTCCGTCCGTAGTTGGTCAGACGTCGGGCTACGTGTCTGCAATGGTCTCCAACGGTCTCGTGATTGATGCTAGAATTAGAAGTGTCTCGCCGGCCGCTATGCGCAGTATTGGCGATTTCTGGCTTAGGTATGGGTATTTGATGAATACTTGGATTAAGTTCCCGAAGACACTTAGCCTTATGACCGAGTTTACATATTGGAAGATGGCCGAGTGCTATTTGGTTGACACAACTATCCCTGAGGGATTCAAGGCTAGTGTGCGTGGGATCTTTGAAAAGGGTGTGACTGTGTGGCGTTCTCCTCAGCGCATCGGTAACACAAATGTTCGCAACAATCGGATTGATAAGACGGTTAGGGTGACCCTTAGTGAGTAAAAAGGATTATGTGCTTAACGGTATCTACAAGAAAATCATGGCGTCTCCCCCGTCTTCGTCCGAAGCACGGCAGATGCAGTTGGAGCACATGTACCGGCGTCAGTTAATGGGCAAGTGTCTTTCTCGGTTTACTTGGGAGGGACTGCCTAACGGGATTGACCCACGTTTTATTGAAGCAACTATCTTCAATAATGGGTACTCCGTGTTTTATTTCGATAGTTTCTTTGAATTGTTTATGGCAATGCCCGCAACAATTTCGGGACCGTTGGACATTCAGGACAATCCAACTGGATACCGCGTAACCCGAAACGGTGTTTATTCTCGCGAGGTGAGTGCTTCAGATTCGGTGTGTATCTGGGGCAATCAGGTCCGAGAGCCGGAAATCGACGTTGTGCTTTCGTATGCTGCACGGCTTGCTCAGATTGACAGAACAATCGAAATTGATCTGCTGAATGAGCGCAACCCGATGATTGTTGCATGTTCGCAGGACCAGCGTCTCACTATCCAGAATCTTATTTCCAAGATTTACGATGGCGAACCTGTCGTGTGGGGCACTGAGAACATGAGCATGGATAATCTCGCCAACACGATTGGTGTGTTCCCGCTTAATCAGAATGCTGGTGCTGGTGCAGTTTCCTCGATCAAGCACATGGAGTCTAAGTCCAAGATTTGGGGCGAAGCACTCACAATGCTCGGGATTATGAACGTGAATTCCGAGAAGCGTGAGCGCATGGTGGTTGAGGAAGCCGCCGCTAATTCTGGGCAGGTGCTTGCGTCTCGTGAGTCTTTTATGAAGCCGCGCGAGTTGGCATGTGAACAGATTAATGAGAAATTTGGCCTTAACGTGTCATGCTATTGGGCTGTAGACGATAATGCGGCACCGAACCTTAATGATTATCTTGCTAGTTCTAATTTGACAACCTATGGGGGTGACGATGTCAGTAACAACGATAATGCTTCGTGACGTTGTTAAGTTAACCAATGACCATATTGGACTTGATGACTATCCGATTTTCGATGAAGCGTATCGAAAGACTCTGAATGATCGAATTAAGAAGACATATTGGCTTCAAGAGATCGCGCACGAGACAATTGATATCTTTATCTGGCGGCTAAGCCTTAAGATGGAACTGATTATGCCGCGGTATAATCGAATGTATCTGGCTGAACTGCAAAACACAGACCCGCTCGAGGGCAACCGTCACTACAGCGACACTAGTCAGGACGGCAGGTCCCAGAATTCTGGGATCAACCACCAGACGGGCAGTGGCAGTGGCACCAACAAGTCCAAGGGGCGCACCGTGGGCTCGGACACTCCTCAGACACGTCTTGCGGGCGATGGGGACTATGCTACGAGTATCAGTGACGCGAGCACTTCGGGTGACACCACCTCACGCAACGAGTCGGATAGCACGTCTTCGTCGAATAGCAACTATCTCAACAATCAGCATTCGAGTTCATGGGGATATTCGGGCTCTAAGGCGCGAGCAATTGCTGACTATCGAGGAACATTGCTTAATGTAGATGATTTAGTTATTGCGGAACTAAGTGATTTGTTTATGGGATTATGGGACACGGATATGTCCCACACTCCTGGGGGACTGATTAATGGTTATTCTTTCGGACTAGGACTTGGAGGATATTATGGCTACTGGTGACGACATTATCGGCTCTATTGACCAGGCGCTTTGGCGTGTTCAGTCACGGTCGGTGAACAACATTACACCGTTTACTTATCGTGACGGGCTGACATATATTGATGTGCTTGAGCGAATTCGCTCTAGCGTCATTGACGTCATTACGTTCACGAATTCCTTTGGCGAGGAACAGGACAAGATTATCGCCAAACTGAATGAGACGGTCACCAATTTCATTACTGAAGTTGAGAAAACACATTCAGGTTGGAATAAGGAACTGGATACTAAGAAGACTGCGCTTGAGTCGCTAATCGAGGACTTCAAGCGGCGCCTTATTGACGCTGAATTCCGTGAGGTTGACGACAACTACATTGAAGCACCGCTTAAGTCGCCTGCCGGTAAGCGGGTTACGCTGACGACTAAGGCGTGGGGTGATGCGCTTAAGACCCAGAACGCGCAGTTTCAGGCTGACATTCAGGGAAAGTTGGATCAACAGCGCAGAGATTTTGACAACCGTTTCCCGGCCTACTACACGAAGACCGAAGCCAATGACATCTTCCTCGAGGACCCCAAACTCACTGAGGGAGTAGTCATTGGTTCATCCAATGCAACTATTGAAGCAAGCCGCTGGACTGAGACTCTGTGTCGTGAGTTGGGACTTAACCCTAATGTGTACGCAATTGGTGGTGGTGGGTTTACTTCGACGTCTGACAATAATTTCCTGACACAGTTGGATAATGCTAAGCAAGGAATGCCTGAGGATAAGCGCCGTAGAACTAAGTACCTGTTTGTGATCGACTTGCTTAATGATATTCGGGCACAGAATTCCGTGAGCGATAAAGCGTCAACATTTTTCAGGCTTGCGCGCCAATACTTCCCTAACGCAGACATTCGAGTGCTTCCGGTTATCTTTAACGAGTCCTCGCTGAATGAGTATGTGCAAATGGCGCGCTCATGTGTTTCCCGGACATTCGAGGTCGTCAATGCGGGCAAGCCCTACGGCGCCGTCGTCTGCGAGGGTTCTCGTGGATGGGTGCACTGGGGAGACGAGCAAGCCAAGTCCTGGGACCAGGGGCCCGATAATGTGCACATGACTGCCGCGGGGTACACGCACGTCAAGGAGCTCTTTCAGGTGTGGCTCAAGGGTGGGTCGTCGTGGTTCAACCCTCCGGCGATGGCTCTGCATACGCTGTCTGACGGTACTGTGGCAAAGGACTACAACTACCTCACGTGCGAGCGCGACAGGGACTGGGTTTACATTCAGGGAACATTCAAGGTTGGCACAAATAATGTGGGATACGATGGTCGACTAATGAGTATTCCTGGGTGGGCGCGCCCATACGATGGCGTCATGTCACCCATTATTGGAAACGACAGGACGTATAAATACCTATATGTTGCCAAGACAGGAGGAATTTACGCAGGAGATATTCTCTCAGCAAATCAGACCTATCAGGTAAACATGACCTACAAAATCTGGTGAGTAGACAGGAGTAGCCTGCCCCGATAGAATTGGGGCAGGCTATTTCTGTTGGAGGAACTATGGCATGGGATGCAACAGCCAAAAAAGTTGCGATTAAGGCTATTGGTCAGGTTGAGTCGTCTATGGACTATTCGGCAATCAACTACAATGACCCAATTACCGTCGGAATTGCACAATGGTATGGCACTCGCGCTGCGGCAATTCTGAACCGTATGCGTGGCGCTCACGCAGCCGAATATGGGCGAGTGGACGCGGGGTTTAGGTCTCGGCTCGAGTCTGTTCCCGAGTCTGATTCCTCGTGGAATACCTACTATCTTTCTCGCGGAGTTGGTGATAGTCTTAAGCCGCTTCTTAATGCTAGCAAGGATATTCAGGGTGACCAGATTGTCAAGGACCTTGAAAACTATTTCAGTGTTGCTAAGCAATATGGGATTAATCCTGACACTGACACTGACGCATTTATTCTCTGGTGCGTTGCCTATCACCAGGGCCCGCGCTATGCGATGCAGGTCGCAAACCACTATAGTGGCGGCGGTCTTGGTGAGATGTATTCTGATATTATGTCCAACGGTGTGTTGGGTAGGTACAGCAATCGATATACTCAGGCCAAAAACATTATTGCCGGAAAAGACACCAGTGGCGTGGGCGAGGGCGACATTAGTGCGAACACTCCCGGTAATGGTGGGAGTGTTGGCGACAACACTCAGACGGTCAACGTGTCTGGCGGGAAACTGATTATTAGTGCCGACGACAGTGGCATTCTTACACTTCGTTCAAAGTTCGGCAACTATCAAATGTATTCCCGAGGCCATAATCTGTGGGAAGTAAACCTCAAAGACATTCAGCAAACAATTGTCGGTCAGAATCCTGCAGCCAACGCTGGTGGAGGCGGTGGAGGCGGCGGAACTCCCGCGCCCGGCGGCTCCGGCAAGGGTGCAGCGGCACTCGCATGGGTAATGGCCCGATTGGGTAAATTTGCCTACTGTCAATGTCCTGGCCGCCAAGACCCCGACAATTCAGGCATCACGGATTGCAGTGGTTTAATGTATGCAGCCTATAAAGCAACTTCTAATACATTTGTTGGAACTTGGACGGGAGACCAGTACTTCCGTGGGGCTGAACCGTTCCCTCGCCGTGGCGGGGCTATGACGGCCGCGGAGCGGGCCCAGTTGCGGCCCGGGGACATGATCGTCATGGCCTGGAAATCAACGGGTAGTTACTATCCGGAAACTGACCACGTTGAAATGGTGGTAGACTCGAACACCCTTGTTGGACACGGCGGAAATCCCCATTATGGTCCAGTAACTAAGTCTATTGATGTTCTCGCCGGCACTCGCTGGTGGACGGTAAGGCGACACGAATGAAAAAGAAATTTTCCTACTATAGTTTCTCTAAGGTGCTCTCATATGCGGGGGTATTTAACATGATTATGGGTGCCCGCGGTCTCGGCAAGACTTACGGTGCCAAGAAAATTGTTATCAAGAACGCAATCAATAAAGGACAGCAATTCATTTACCTTCGGCGGTACAAGACAGAACTCAAGGGACGCAACAGTTTCTTTGCCGACATTCAGCACGAATTTCCCGATGAGGAATTCCGCGTGGAAGGACAGTATGCGCAGCGCAAGGTGGGAAAGAAATGGGAGACCATTGGCTATTTCATTCCGCTTTCCACTGCACAAGCAAATAAGTCGATTGCGTACCCAAATGTCTACACCATTATCTTCGATGAATTCATTATTGATAAAGGGTCGCTTAGGTACCTCCCCGATGAAGCGAAAGTCTTCATGGACTTCTATTCCACGGTAGACCGCTATCAAGATCGGGTGCGGTGTCTCATGCTTTCCAACGCGGTAAGCATTATGAACCCCTACTTCATTAGGTTTCACATTGAACCGAAGGAAGGAATTAGTCGTCACGCTGATGGATTCATTGTCACCGATTTCGTCAACAGCGAACAATTTCAGTCCGAAGTGGCACATACCCGCTTCGGTTCGTTCATCACGAACTACGCCGAGGACTATGCCGACTACTCCATCTCCAACAAATTCGCAGACAACTATGACGACTTTGTCATGAAAAAGACCGGAAAAGCCAAATACGCATTCTCCCTCCGTTGCCCCGACGGGGAGGTCTCCATATGGATCGACGGCGGCACATGGTTCGCCCAGCGCCGCCAGCCCCGCGGAGATAGGGTAAGATGGGCCTATAAGGTCACGGACCTGAGGGAGGGGGAGCGACTACTCATGTACGGTGATAAAGTGCTTTCAATCATGAGAAGCACATATAGAAAAGGTCGACTCTTCTCCGACTCTCCCGAGACCAGAAACATGTTCGCTGAAATCTTTGTCCGATGATACACATTAATCCCACCACGATTGACGTCGCCCTAATTCTCGGCGTCATATCCCTATTATCAATCGTTGGGCGTTTCATTTACCGGGCCACGCGCTTTATGGATCACTTATCCACAATGCTGAATGCGTGGGACGGGAAAGATGGAATGCCCAGCGTGCTGGACCGGCTTGAAGACATTGAAGATAAACTGAAGGATGTTCAGTATCACGTCAAGCCTAATCACGGCGGCTCAAGCGTAGACGCGCAAAACCGTCAACTCAAAGAAATCATTTCCTATCTCAAGGAGAAAAACAATGGGTGAGCACGAGTCCCCCAAGCCCCCCTTCATTCCCGACGCATACCGTATGTGGATTTACACCGTGTGTGTTGGTGTTCTTGTCTGTCTCGGGGTTTGGGGCATTCTTGACGGCGACAAGATTAGTGCCCTTAATTTCCTGTTCGCCGCATTCTTCGGCGTCGCAGCATCTAACACGCCGCGAGGAAAGGCGTCCTAATGGTCACCCGAGCACAAATCATCTCCGCAGCCCAGGAGGAAATCGGCTACAGCCGATGGGCCGACGACGAAGCGGGCACCAAGTATGGGCGCTGGTACGCACAGGTAACCGGCTCACCATACTTCGGCGCCTCAGGCGTTCCCTACTGCGATATGTTCGTGTCCTACATTCTCGCCAAGGCCGGCATCAACTGGGTCAGCGCCTACGTCCCCGGCCGCGAGAATCAGGCCCGCGAGCGCGGCGTCCTCATTAACAAATGGGACGTGCGCCCGGGCGACCTAGTCACCTTTGACTGGCAGGGAGACGGAGAGTCCGACCATATCGGAATCGCTACCAGCGCACCCTACGGAACCAAGATCGACACCATTGAAGGAAACACTTCGTGGGGTTATTCCGGATCGCAGGGTAATGGTGGCGTAGTCACCAATAAGCAGCGCGATATGGATGACGTTGTATGGGGCATTCGCGTAGTCGACGACAATTCCGCCATTTCCAGTGGCGGAGACATTCGAGACATTCAGCGAATTCTCGGTGCTGTACAGGACAACATTCTAGGGACTGACACCGAGAAGCGAATGTGCGCAGTAATCAAGGCCAGCAACTGGGGCGGACGAGAGTTCCCCTGGGGCATCGCCTACACCCAGAGCGTCATCGGCACAGAGCCCGACGGTATCTGGGGCGACGCCAGCGAGGCCGCCCATGACCGCGTCATCGAATCTCTGCAGGCCGCCCTCGGCGTCACCATCGACGGCATATGGGGACCAGAAACCTGGGCCGCGTGGGAGCGACTAGCCCGCACCGCAGAACGCCCATAATAAACAGTTAACCCCCGGAAGGAACCAACCACTTCCGGGGGTTAACTATGTCCTCACATATCAAGCGCTGTCAAATCAACTCCAATCGACTCAAGGCAATCATAATAGAATTTGCGGCATTTCTCTGTGCCGTTGTGTCCAAACCGCTTAATCGTATTTTGTCCTGTCAATTTGTCTGAAAACACTACGCGATTATCGGGCCAGCCATATACATCAAGGCGATAATCAGCACCATCAATCAGAATGCGATCACACCTAACCGCGATATTGTAGCCAGGAAGTTGATCGACTAGATTAAGTTTCTTGGCGAATTCTCTGAAGTGATACATTAGAGCACTCCCATGCTTTCCAGTCCCATTTCCATTAGTGCTTCGTTTCTTTCACTTAGTGAATCGTAGTGAATAATAGTGCCACTCTCAGTCTCAAACGGGCACCATACTTCCATTGTGTAATCATTAATCAAGCGAAATGCTGTGTAACCACAATAAAGAATGTTGCTACCACCCTGCGTGTAACACTCTCTCATCCCATAACAACGCAACTTTCTTTTAATCGTCTGCGTTAACATCGTCTTCCGACCCCACCGACCACTTCACCATCGCCGCCGCAATCTCTGGGCATTCCCTCGCATCCGTCCCCTTAATGTACCACTTCGAATCGCCCGTGCGCTCAAGAATTAACTGACTCATTACATCCCCTATCCATGTCGCAGATGAAATTTCTCATTGAATAAAACACTGTGTCTGTGTCGCCTATTTCTCCAATAATAGAGAGTGTCTTTTTCTTGTAAATCAATACCCAAGAAATAAAAGAACCAGTTGTTCTTGCACTCAGCATAATCGTTGGTGTTTTAACGATTATATCTTGTTGGTTGGCCGCATAATCAATTATGTCACCAATTAGCCATTTAAGCGAATTATCCATGATTAATGATTCCGCTTTCAATTCCCGTTTTGCTTGAAATTATTTTATCAATGGAAATTATGTGATAATCCTTCGATCCATTCCTCCAATAATGAATGCGACCAGTATCCCTGTAATAACCAACATGATAACCATTCAGCAACGCATTAGTAATAAAATTAGAAACCTTCCAATTGGTGAGAGTGACAAAATCGTCACCCTCACCATGATGCGACCTACGCCTCACAACCGATCACCAAACCAAGCCAGCATTTCCCATTGCGAACCAAAAACAAACGAATCACCATCAATGTCACGCACCTCCCAATTCCGTGGCCCCCTGCGAAGCACATAAAGCACATCGCCACCATAAGACACCAAGCCCCTCTGACCCCCCGCCCAAGTCTGAACGCTGTACCCCGCCTCCTCATAAAACTTGCTCGCCCCTGCCCCAAGTAATGTCTTGATTGCTTCCATCTCAATTCCTTCCATTCACAGCGACCCATCGCCGCCCCGTTCATGTATTAATAATGCACCCTAGTTCTTCGGCAGTCAAGTTATCCGCACGTGAACTAGACCACACAAACAAATGTCCTAACATAAGCGGCCCTATTGTACTGACAATAGGACCGCTTATTAATATGCCCTACCGCCGACCTACCACAGGTGACTTACGTTGTCAAGCAATATGTTGTGATACGTACCACTATTTGACGAAAATGGGGGTGATCTTCGTCACATGAAAGGGGGGCACAGACA